ATGGTACTGCACTTGTAAGCAATGACTTATGGATTGACACAAGTGATCTTGAGAACTATCCAAAACTTTACAAATACAACACAGCGGCAACGTTGAGTTCAACTAACACGGCCAACCAAGTAGCAGTTACTACAACTGGTGCGGCATGGGTGCTAGTTGACAAAGCTGACCAGACAACAGAAGACGGTGTAGTTTTCGCAGATGCGAGATGGCACAACTCTACTGACAAAGCGGCGGGAACATCAACAGCGGCAGGAACAGCTTCAACAATCAAATCATTGTTGACAGATGGTTTCCTAGACCCGGATGCTCCAGATCCAACTTTATTCCCACAGGGTATAATGTTGTACAACACTAGACGTTCTGGTTACAATGTTAAGGAGTACAAAAACAGTTACATCACAACTACGAAGTATCCAGGTTCTGGATCAAGTGGTTTGGGTAACATCAGATTCAACAGTAACGAATCAGTTTCAACTTACTATCCAGACAGATGGGTTACTAAATCAAGCAACAATGCGGACGGCTCAGGATCTTTCGGAAGAAAATCACAGAGAAAAGTTATCGTTGAGCAACTGAAAGCAGAGATCAACACTAATCAAGCAATCAGAGAAGACCAAAGAGGCTTCAATATCATTGCTACTCCTGGTTATCCTGAATTGATCGCAAACATGATTAACTTGAACACAGACAGAAACGAAACAGCGTTTGTAGTTGGAGACACTCCATTAAGATTGGAAGGTACATCAACTAAAATACAGGACTGGGCCAACAACGCGGTGGCGGCACTGGACAACGGTGAAGACGGTCTAGTAAGTGCAAGTGATTATCTGGGTGTGTTTTATCCATCAGGACTGACAACAGACAACACAGGTAAATCGATTGTAGTTCCAGCATCACACATGATGTTGAGAACACTGGCAAACAATGACAGTGTTGCTTTCCCATGGTTCGCTCCATCAGGAACAAGAAGAGGTGTTGTTGACAATGCCACAGCAGTTGGTTACATCGACACAGCAACTGGAGAGTTTGAAACAATATCTGTAACGGAGTCAGTGAGAGATTCAATGCATGAAGTTAAGATTAACCCAATTACTTTCTTTGCAGGAGCAGGGATCGTTAACTTTGGTAACTTAACTAAAACATCGGCAAGTTCAGCTTTGGACAGAATAAACGTTTCAAGATTGGCAGTCTACTTGAGAACACAGTTAGACGCAGTTGGAAAACCATTTATATTTGAACCAAATGATGAACTGACAAGGAACGAGATTAAGGGTGCAATAGAATCATTCTTGTTGGAACTTGTTGGACAGAGAGCATTGTTTGACTTTTTGGTAGTTTGTGATGACACAAACAACACACCTACTAGAATAGACAGAAATGAACTGTATGTAGACATAGCAATTGAGCCGGTTAAATCGGTTGAATTTATTTACATACCGTTGAGAATCAAAAACACAGGAGAAATTGCAAAATTAGGGAACTAATTTTCGATAAATAGGAGAAACAAATGGCAATATCAACATTATCAAAATTTACAGTACCTTTAAGCAACGATCAAAGTTCAGCATCACAAGGTCTGTTGATGCCAAAACTTCAGTATCGTTTTAGACTTGTCCTGGAGAATTTTGGAGTATCGACACCAAGATCAGAACTAACAAAACAAGTAGTAGATGTAACAAGACCCAGCTTGACTTTTGACACAGTGACACTAGATGTGTACAACTCAAAAGTTTATGTTGCAGGCAAACACACTTGGGAACCAATTACAATTAATTTAAGAGATGACGTTAACAACTCAGTTACTAAACTGGTTGGTGAACAGATCCAAAAACAGTTTGATTTCTTCGAACAGTCAAGTGCGGCATCAGGTATTGATTACAAATTCACAGGTAGAATTGAAATGCTAGACGGTGGTAACGGATCAAGTGCTCCAAACGTTCTAGAGACATGGGAACTTTACGGTGCTTATGTTGAGAACGTTAACTACAACACACTGGCATACGCAACATCAGATCCAGCAACTATCACAATGTCAGTGAGATATGACAATGCGATACAGACACCAACAGGTACAGGAATTGGAACGGCAGTGGCTAGAACGATCGGTACACTTTCAACAGGTGGTGGACAGTAATAAACAAAATTAGACTTAGCATTTAATACAACAGAAGCGTCTTTATAGGCGCTTTTTTTGTGACTATAAATAACAGTATGCCAAGCATAAACAATTTCTTAAAAGGTGTGCAAGACGGTCTTCCGACGATGAAGGACTTCCGACATGCTTCTAGACTATACATCGATGATCATCACAAGCTGGCACCAAAACACAAATTCCTCTACCATGTTGTTTTCGACCTAGACGAAACTATCAGTCAGAACAAGTTCACAGAAGCAGAGAGACGTGAACTGAACATGTTGGTCAAAGCAGTTGACCTTCCAAAGTACGACATGAACTACGAAGAGAAAGTACAGTACAACAAGAAAATGTACACCAACACAAGAATAGTTTACGAGCCAATTAACATATCATTCCATGATGACCATGCTGACACAGTCAATGCATTCTGGAAGAAATATTACGAGTACGAAGTTGCTGATGCTGTACAACTGACCGAAACCGTGCAAAATGTCAGCAAGGACGATTACTACGATGCCAACAGGACATACACCAAGTGGGGTCTAGACACTCCCAAGCAACGTCAGAAACCTTTCATAAGGAACATAACAATTTTTGTCCTGCACAATCAGAGATTCACATCGTTCAGTTTGGTTAATCCTGTTATAGGTTCTTTCAGCCATGATAATCTGGACCAGGCAGATGGTGCAGGTGTGTTACAGAATCAAATGCAAATTTTATACGAGACAGTTCGTTACAATTCAGGAGTGATAAGACCACAAGGATTAAACAGGGGAGAGGGTGTACCGGGATTCGCGACCATACACTACGACAACGAACCTTCACCACTGACCGTACTGGGTGGTGGAACAAACAGCATATTCGGACCAGGTGGTGTAGTTGACGGCATAGGATCCGTAATCAGGAATGTGCAGTCAGGAAATATTCTGGGTGCGATACTGGGTGCTTCAAACACCTATAACAACGCTAAAAAAATTAAGAAGGGAGCAGTCAAGGAAGAGCTAAAAGGTATAGCCAAGGAAGGTGTATTGGAAGTTGGCAAACAGGCCGGTTCAATCACAAATCCTATAGCGGCTTTCACAGTTGGAGCGGTACTTGCCGCTGGAACAATAGCATCTGCCAAGGGGACAGCAGACAACAACACAAATCAAAACAACACAGCAATCACAAATCCCACACAGGACACAGTGAATTTCCTAGGTGCCAATGAGGCATACAATCTTGTCACCAACGATACCAATGTGCGTGATGAGATAGCCGCTGGAATATATTACAAAGACATTGGGAGTAGGAAAGGGCTGACAGTTGCGGAATCTGATATTGAATACAGTGCCAGCTCGGACAATGTCAAAACAGTTTACACTAGCAAAGTATCAACTGATGTTAGGAAACTGGTCACAGAAGGATACATACAAATTAATAGATCGTCACAAGATGTTCTGATAGCAACAGAGAAGGCAAATTTATAATGGCTGAGTTTTATACCAACTTACCACCTAAAGACAAAAACACACTGGACGACACTATCGAAAAGTTAACCACCACACAGTACCAAACAGAGCACGAGTTCAACGTAGGTGAGTACGATGCCGCAGTGGGATTCTTTGTAAAACGTGGATTCAAAAGAACCTCAGCAGAATCAACAGCATATGTGATAATGCAACAAGCAAAGATTGACAATATTAATTCACAGGAACTACTGGACAAGTTAGGACATGCTTCTGAAATACAGTTGTCTGAACTAATAACAATAATTCTCAATGCTAACAGATACAAGTCAAGTAGATTAGGTGTCAGGCAGACTTTAACTACAAAAGAAACTGTGTCTAGAAACATTCTAGACTAATGCTACCAAGATTCGCCAGAGGAAAGTTCTATCCCAAGAATACTGAGAAGTATGTTGGATTGTCCACCCCGACTTATAGATCAAGTTGGGAACATGCTTTCATGAGACTGTGTGACGAACATCCTAACGTGTATAAATGGGCCAGTGAGAGCATAAAGATTCCTTACAGACATCCATTCACAGGCAAGTACACTGTGTATGTTCCGGATTTTTTTATTGTATACAATGACAAGAACAGCAAGAAACATGCCGAGATGGTGGAAGTTAAACCTATGAGTCAAACTACAATGGAGGCCGCTGGCAAGAGCATGGCCAAGAGGAAACAGGTATTAATAAATCATGCCAAGTGGGAGGCCGCAAGTGCCTATGCCAAACAGAACAAGCTACGATTCAGGGTAGTATCAGAAGAAGACCTATTCCACAACGGCAAACGTAAGTAAATATAACAATGACAAAGAAACTAGAAGACATTCTCAATTTACCAAATGTCAAAGATGCATTTAAAGAGGTAGACAAGAAAGAGAAAGACAAGAAAATGAAAGAGACCGCTAATGGTGGCACCACTGTTTCAGCAAAGAATCTAGATTCAAAGACACAGGCAAACCTACAGAAGAGCTATGCGGAGTTTGACAAGATTGCGGCATCACTGCCACAGGTAAAAGGCTTGGGAGATATGTCCGATCTGGAGATGGACAAGCTGGCAGTAGAAGCAGAAGAGAGCTACAAGAACCTGATGGACCTGGGCATGAACGTGGACTCACGTTATTCAGGACGTATTTTCGAGGTCGCAAGCAACTTCCTAAAGAATGCCATAGATGCAAAGAGCTCTAAAATAGACAAGAAGCTAAAAATGGTGGAACTACAACTCAAGAAATTGAAGCTGGACAAAGAAGGCAACAAGGACGGTTCTCCCATAGAAGAAAGCGATGGATTTGTGATATCTGACCGTAATGAATTAATGAAGAAACTATTAAAGAAAGGCTAAATATTGCATATGAGTACATTCACACAGTATCTTACGGAAGCGGCCAAGTCATATGATTACAAAGTCAAGGTGGCAGGCATGATAGCAGACGATTTCAAGAACAGGATGGAAACAGCCTTACAAAAATTTGAATTGGCTAAACTTTCAGCTGGCAAGAAAACTCCGATACAAAGTTTACCATTAGATTTTCCTGCTTTAAGCAACGAAGAAGTAACAATTTTTGATGTGACAACAAACTACCCATGTTCAGTTAACGAATTGAGAGAATATCTAGCAGACTACATGAATGTGAACGTATCAATGATAGTTGTGAGAAAGCCAGGTGAGCCTACAGAAGAATACCAAGATCAAATGGCTAACGCAGGCAAGTCAGACTTTGCAAACAAACTAGCAGATGTTGAACAAAAATTCCAAGACAACGCACCAAATCAAAAAGTAAAAGCAGATGATTTGTCAGGTGACAAGTACAACATGAGTCTGATGAGAGAATTACTTAAAACTAAATCCAACAAAGGTGAGATAGAAAAAGGCACGGACAACGCAGTTGGAAAAATAGCACCAAATGAAGATGATAAAAAATCAGGTTCTCCAGTACATCCAGGACCAGGACCAGTAAAAGGAAATCCACATCCAGCAACACTACAAGGTTTTAAACAATAAGGAAATAAGTTATGGAAATGATCGACGTATTAAAAAAATTAGAAGAAATTGCACAGACTAGACCAGAGCTAGTGGCAGATGCGGTAGACAATGTTTCAAGAACTAATCCTGTACAAGTGCAAGACAACGTTGGCGGAATGTCAGACGTACACATTGGTGCACAAGAAGTTGTAGGCGAATATGCGGACGAAGATGGCAACTTGAAAATGCCAAAAGCGGATGTGTTAAGAGCAATGGCGGCTGAAAAAGCAAAAGCGGCTTTCCCAGATTCATATGAGATCGAAACTGCAATGAAGATGATCGATGACAAATTTGATGACAACGGTCAAGCAAAAGACGATATGGATATGAGTTCAGAACAACCAGCACAAGAGCCAGAAGCACTAGAAGGAAATGCATTTGCACAGGCAGTACAACAAGCCAAAGCATCAGGCATGAAAAAGGGCGACAAGTTCAAAGTCGGTGACGAAGAACATACATTAAGAGATTCAGATTTTGAAGGGGAGAGTACAAGAGATATGACTACAGAAAAAACAGAAGGTAAAATACCAGCAGGCTTAAAAGCATACCAAGATAAAAAAGCAGGCAAAGAAGACAAAAAAGAAACTGTAAAAGAATCAATACAGATTTCAACAGATTCACCACAGGAAGCATCAATGATGATGCAACTTCTAAAATTAGCAGGTGTACAACCAGTCGATCAAGCTATGATTAACCAGGAACCAGAAGCAGGTGAAAATCCAGCACATGGTGAGCCAGGACACAGTTGTGGTCACGATGACGATGCAATGGGTTCAGGCGAGATGGGCAGAATGAGAGACATGATGACTGCACCAGCAGAAGAAAAAGCTGAGGAAACATTTGCGAATTCAATGGGCGACGAGAAAGAAGAACCAAAATATCAAGACACAGACACATTGGTAAATTTCCATTCAGGTGGACTTAACTCACAAAAACAACAAGTTAGAAAAGAATACCCAGGCGACAATCCACTAGCAGTAAAAGAAGACACGATATCTGAAGAGGATGTAGCTAACAGTTTAAGAGCACAGTACGAAGGTTTCAAAGCACAGTACCAAGAAGCGGCAAAACCTGACTTCTTAGACATGGACAAAGATGGCAACAAGAAAGAACCAATGAAGAAAGCCATCAAAGACAAAGAAGCAAAGTAATACTTTTCCAAACATCCTAACAGCGTTAAATACTACACTATGGCGTATGTATCACTAGATAGCGACCAAATTAAAAAGGCGCACAAGAAACACAAATATACTAAAACTCAGGTAGAGCAACTAGAGAAGTGCATGGATCCAAAAACAGGTCCGTTGTTCTTTATGAAAACATTCATGAAGATCCAACATCCTGTTAAAGGTTCTATTCCTTTCCATCCATTTCCGTATCAGGAGAGATTGATAGCAAGTTACAACGACCATAGATTTTCAATTGCCATGTTGCCTAGGCAGACAGGTAAGACCACATGTGCTTCAGGATTCCTTATTTGGTATGCCATGTTTAGACCGGATTCACAGATACTGATCGCGGCACACAAATACGCAGGTGCATCAGACATCATGTCAAGGGTGCGTTATGCCTATGAGATGTTACCAGCATGGATTAAAGCAGGTGTAACACAGTACAACAGGAACAGCATAGAATTTGATAACGGTTCAAAGATATCAGCAACCACAACAACTGAGAACACAGGACGGGGTATGTCACTTACGTTAGTGTATTGTGATGAGTTTGCATTCGTGCAACCACCCGAGAAAGCCAAGGAGTTCTGGACATCACTATCACCTACACTATCAACTGGTGGTAAGTGCATGATAACAAGCACCCCCAACTCAGATGAAGATCAGTTCGCATTGATCTGGAAAGAAGCTAATAAAAGATTTGACGAATATGGCAATGACAAAGAAGTAGGTACAAACGGATTTTATGCCATGAAAGCACACTGGTCAGAACACCCAGATAGGGATCAGGTGTGGGCAGATGCAGAGAAGGCCAGGATTGGTGAAGAAAGATTCAGAAGGGAACACGAATGTGAATTCTTGATCTATGATGAAACATTGATCAGCAGTACGCACCTAGTAGACATGGAAGGATCAACACCGGTAGAAACAACAGGACAAGTGCGTTGGTTCAAGAGACCCACACCTGGTAACACATACCTTACAAGCCTGGATCCTGCTATGGGAACAGGTGGCGACTACGCCGCGATACAGGTGTTTGAACTGCCTAGTTTCGAACAAGTGGCAGAGTGGCATCACAACACAACACCCATGAACCACCAGGTTAGGATCCTACAGAGTATCAACAAGCACATACATGACACAATAATGGAAAAAGATCAAACAGCATCTCCTCAAATATTCTACTCAATGGAAAACAACTCAATAGGTGAAGCGGCCCTACTAAGGGTCATGGACATAGGTGAAGAACATATCCCTGGAATGTTCTTGTCTGAACCTATCAGGAAAGGTCACAGAAGGAAGTTCAGGAGAGGATTCAACACAACAGCAAAACACAAGATAGATGCCTGTACAAAATTCAAGGAATTAGTTGAGAATGACAAGATGAAACTTAACTCCCAACTACTGATATCAGAACTGAAGGACTTTGTTGCAAGTGGAATGAGTTACAGTGCGAAGGCTGGACAACATGATGACCTGGTCAGTGCTTGTTTGTTAATGACACGTATGATTAAAACCCTAGCCGATTTTGACCCTAAAATATTCGAAAAATGGACAGATAGGACATCAGAGCTTAAACCAATGCCTGTGTTTGGATCTTTCTATGGCTAACAAACAAACTAAATAATGCTACATGAACCCAAAAAATTCACAAGACCTATTCAATAAGATCAGATCACAGTTCACGAACATCAGACTAGGTGATGAGAACGGTGCCGCGACAGCAGATCCAGACAGTGCTGTATTCTTTGAATTTGAATTCCAGGAAGATTCCGACACATTTGGTTCAGTGAGCGTATCAATAGCAGACGGTGACACAATGAAAGTGTTTTACAACCGTAATCTAGTGGACAAGATTGATGAGGACAGCAAGGGTGAATGGTATGCATTCCTCAAGGAACTAAAAGACTTTGCAGTGGAGCATCAATTACGTTTTGATGTGCGTGATATCACTAAAAACAACCTATCGAAGCAGGACTATGAAAATCTTGCAGATACGAACAAAACGGTAAATACTGATGGAATGTCGGAAGAACTTAACAGAATCACTAAACTAGCAGGTGTTGAAAAGGCACCAGTTGCAGAGGGCTTAACAGGCACTTCAAAAAGCTCATTCGAGAATCTAAACAAAACAAAATTAATAATCAGACACAAAGGCAAAGTTGACGAGACTGTGCCAGGTGCAAGATCAAGACAGATACAATCACTTTACATCGAAAACGAAGAAGGCGAGAGATTCAAGTATCCAATGACACACCTAGCAGGAGCGAGAGCCATGCAAAGACACGTGTCAAATGGCGGAAGACCGCATGATGAATTTGGACAGCACATTGTTTCAACATCAGAAGACATAGCCAAATTAAATTCATTCTCAAGATACGTTACCAACAAAGATCAGTTAAATGATAATGCTGGCGACATCATTGAACAGACTAAATTAAAACTAGAGAACCTAAGAGGTTACATGAAAAACATAGCTAAACAAAGTCACTATGAAGCGGCATCTAAAGATTTCAAAACAGCAGACGAACAAGTACTAGACGACGAAACTGTTGCAAAATTAAGAGAGAAGTTCACTTTAACAAACCTAGACAACAGAGTGGAAGATGCACTACCACTTATCAATAGGATAATGAGTGAGTATGACGATGAGGACCAAATGAAGATAAAAGATACACAACCTACTGTGATACCAAAAGATACTGATCCTATCAAAGCAGAACCGGAACCACAGGTTGATCATGGTGCAATAGTACAATCATTCTTGACTGATCCTGAATCAAAACTGATTCTAAGGAAAGATGCATCAGCAGACAAGATGTTGTCAGCAACAAAATTCAAAGACAAGAGCACAATGCTCGGAGCAATACTTTCAGACATAGCATCGAGAATGCTTACGAAAACAGGTGAAGAAGACAGAGTGGCAAACTTTGCTTCAAGAGTAGCAGATGGCATTGAGTCTGAAGGTTCTGCTATGTTCAAACCAGGTCCAGACTACAACAGCAATAAAAAAATTGCAGTGCAGTTAGCAAAAAGATATATTGACGACTACAAGAAAATGCAATCAGATCCAGAATACGGAAAAGAAGTGAGAATGGATCCGGAAGATTACAATCCTAAGAAACATCCTAAACTAGACAAAAGAGCTAGGGGTGAAGCAACTGAATTTGAAGAATGGGCAGAAGGTGTTGCTAATGAATATGCAACTCCTAAAGACGAAGAAGACAAACAAGCAAAATTAAAAGCACTACAAGATTTACAGATGGATCCAAACACAAGCAAAGATCCGGAAATGCAGGCAGAGATACAAAAAAGAAAAAGAGAATTAGGAATGCAGAAAGAAGAAAACCAACTAGAGGGTCTAACTTTTGAGGACATCAAACCTTACGTTTCAATGTACACGGACAAAGATGGCAAGAAAGTGAACGCCGTGCTGGACAAAGACGGTGAAGAAGTTTTCAAAACACATGACGCGAAAGCGGCAATGGCATACCTTTCACAGAACTACGACAAACTAAAAGAAACTGGTGATGACGAAGCACACCCATCAGTAGAAGCAGAAGAAAGATTAATAGACTTAGATAAAGAAGTTTTACCAGATCCCGGAACACCATCAGTAGAAACACCAGCAGTAGGAACTGAAGACAATGCTCCAGACATGGTTGTTAGAGATCCAGATGATGAAGCAGAAGACAAAGAACAAGAAATAGCAAAAGACCAAGAAGAAGCAGAAGAGATCAACACAGAACTAGATAGAATCAAGCA